AACCATCAACTTTTCTGATTTTAATCTTAAAGTTGGCACCTTCGCCTCTGAGATCAAATGGGTTAATAGCACTCTCATCTTCAAAAGCAGGTGAGATTGCTTCTTTTAACATCTCAAAAATCTTTTTACCATATCTATATGTAAAGACTTTACCCTCGTTGTGAGGATTCTTTGGGTCAGAAACAACATAGATGTTAGACACATAATGTAAACGTCTTTTTTGTTTACGTGCTTGTTCTTTGTTTGCTTCAATTCCTGTATTCCAAAGTTGAGTGTTGTACTCAGACACTGGGTCTTGTTTACCGATAGTGGTTAATGATTTCTCAATATACCAACCACCTGGACCTTGAAAACCATGATCGAAATAAGATACCCATGGCATCTCTTCTTCACTTGGTGTAGGTAAAAAACGAACTACTGCATAACCATTACCACTTTTATCTAGTTCTGGTTTCCAATAGTTGTCATCGGAATAGGACTTTTTTTCTCCGGTTGGAGAGGCAGATTCCATGGCCTGCCTTAATTTATCTAATGATGTCGACATTGTATTCTCCTATTATATCGCATTGTATTTGCATTGTATTGCATTTTATTAAAAAGATCCATCGTCAAACCCTTGACCAAGAATCCACTCGTTACTACTTTCATAGTAAGATAATTCATTATACTTTACTTCATACATTTCGTCTAGTGGGTTTTTAAAATAAACCTTACTATCTGGAAAGTATTTTAAAAGTGCAATGAATTGACTTTTTTGAGACGTAAAAACTAAATCCGTCTCATCGTATTTATTGTTGTAATTACCGCCAGTTCCTACGTAGATATTATCTGGTGTCATGTACTCGTCTTGTAAACAATCTAATCCTAATAACAGAACTTCTTTTTCACCTGATTCTAATGCATAACCTAATGCTAACATTCCTGTTAAGAGATTCCTGAGGATCTTTTTTTCATATATAACTATGTTGTTTATCCGATCACTACATATACCTAATAGTGATACCTCTCTTCCATTACCCTGTACAAGAAACTTATCATCTTCTGGGTGGCGTAATTCTTTGATGCTATCATGCGAGTCTGCAAATCCAAACTTGATCATGTCCCACATTTCCATATCTATAAGTTCTAGGCCTGGCCAAAACATTTTATTCTCATGATAGTACTTTACATCATATACTATCTCATTCTGCATTGGTATATCAGCGGCGAATAATAAATCTGGTGTGTAATCACGATATATTGCATTGCAACCCCACCATCTATCTAATTTGTTTAGATCATATTTCAATCTACTTGGTCCGTTACCTACTATTGTGAGCATAATTCCTTTAACCTCTCTTTAAATTTTGTATAGTCATATGTTAGAAATGGTCTATACTTTTCGATCTTGTTATCTACTTCAGGATAGATAATGTTATCACTGATCAATTCTTTCCATCTTTTTCTACAATTCGTAATCTCTGTTAACATTACTAATGTCTCTAATGATATGTTCTTACCCATATATTGCTTCAAAAGAAATGGGTGTTGTCCTCTGTTTACTGTTAATACTTCTTGTATTGTCTTCTTCTCTAATAACTTGTTTACGTCTAGATCGAATTGGTATGATAATTTTTGTCTGCGTTTTTTCCATTCTGTAAAACGTTTATGTGATTCAGGTTCTAACATCTCACCTGCCCACATATCTTTAAATGATAGTTGTGATATGTAGAAGTCTTGTAACTCTTCTTTATACTTACGAGAAAGTTTGGCAAAATGAAACTTATCATGTCGTTTTAAAAACGATGGTAAGTCTGCTTTCACTTTGCCATTGTATTTGATGTAATCGTAATTCTCTGTATTGAAGTGTAACTTAATACCTAGATATAAACGATATGCATCGAATCCCTCTCGACTCGACATTACTTAACTAACTTCGGTTGACCTGGTGTAACGATTGAACTAGTTGCCTCTTGCCATGCTTTTACAACTTTGTCATTTGCCTTACAGACAAAAACTACAGTGTGTAAAACTACGGACTCTGGATTCTCTTGTCCAGTTACTGCAATACCTCTAGCAAATCCCATCTCACCTGTTTCTGGGTTTGATAAGATCATCTTAGGGTGTAGCAATTCGAAACTGCCCAATACATCATCAGTGTTTAATTTACCAACGTATTCGCCACTTATAGTAACTGCTGTTATAATATCACCTTTTTCCATTTTATACTCCTACTTACTGAAGAAACCAGACAGACTTGCTCTGCTTGATTTCTCACGATTAACAAGTTTCAACTTTTCCGCTTCTGCTTGTAACTTCTCTTTTAACGGTGGTGTTAAGAGTCTCTTAGCACCCTCCGGTTCGATTTGATTTACTTCACACGTTTTTAGTATGGCGTCCATCACTTCGACATTTCTATCTCGCATAAGTTTTTCAACTTGTTCGCAAAATTCTTTTTTACTTATCATTCTATACTCCGTAAAGTGTTCTATATTGTTGTCTTAAACCATATAGACTTTCAACATAATCTTTTGGATCAGCAGTGAACAATTGATAGTTACCATCTTCCATACTTACAATTGCATTTACTTCTTCAATAGGTTGTCCTGTTAGTTCTTCTACCATGATTGCATATGCTGTCATTTGATGATACCACGGTTGTGCCATTTCTTCTGTCTTCATCTTACTACTTGTTTTAAAGTCTATGATAGATAATACTCCATCAAATAAACCAACACAGTCTACACGTCCTGCCATTTGTAAGTTCTCTGAGAACAATGGCGCCTCTAAGGCAATTGGTACGATCTCGTCTAGAATAGGTTGCACTGCTTTAAATTGTGCCTCTTGCATTATATCATCAAACTCAATGTAATCTTTTTCTTTACGTAAGTAATCTTCTACTAGTAAATGAAACTTTGTACCTCTTCGTGCGGCACGTGTAGAAATCTTGTTCGCAGTTTCTTCACCGACACGTTCTCTCCATAACTTGATCTGATCTCTAGTAAGTAAAGATGTTACAGTTGTTACAGAAGGATATCTGATATCGCCAGCATCATCTGTATAGAATCGTTTGCCGTTTTCTTGAATTGTATTGAGTTGAATATCTTCTAGGTCACTTAACTCAATGAGTTTGGTTCTCATTCTTAATGTCATAATCTATTTTAATATGAAATGGTGCCTTTGTCAACGTACTTCTTGACCACTTCTTTTGTTTTAATATCTTTAATTGATTGTTTGTTGTATCTCTTATCTAGATCAGAACCTTTGTAGTTCTTACCTATGTTTGATAATACTTCTTTGAAACCATCGTCAGTCTTGACTCTGTCCCCTACACCACCTACGGTAAGAGGTGCATCTAGTATTACTTGTTTTAAATGTGGGTTATCTTCTTTGAATTGATCTAACTTAGTGTAGGACATTACATGCTCCTCGACTTCGTTCGTATCTGAATTTAAGAAATCATATGCTGGCATCTATTTCTTTCACCTTACTTTCTGCGATTTCTCTAACTGTTTTTTCATTATACCAAACACCTGAAAAGATTTGTGTATTTCTAAAACCAAAATCAGGATCGATTGTTTCTATAACGTATCTTGGCAAACCAATAAGTGATCTATCTTTAAACACTCTAACATCACCGTAATTTTCTATTAATAATCTCATGCTACTCCTTGATAACCTTGCCACCAATCTGGTGCTTGTCGTTTCCATTCCCACTTAGCAAATGGTTTTGCCTGATGATAGTAATTACGATATGCAACTACTGGGTCAGGGTCTTTACAATCTGGGTAGTGATTCATTGCTTGAGCAAAATCAGTTAACCCATTGTCTTGTATATTTATAGGGGGTTTTGCAAGTAGTATTCCGATCTTACGGAATGTCTCATGCATCTTGCCGTTTCTACGATACTGATACTCTAGTGCCATCTCATGAAAGTGTTCATAGTGCCATTCATAGTTTGCTTTTGAATGCATAGTCCATGTTGTACATGGGTGATACTTATGCACTGCAAGATAATACAGATCATCTCGTTCATCACCAAATGTATAATAAGTTTGTATTGTTTTACCAGACTTACTTGGACGTTTGACTGGTGTACCATCTAGCATACGATGGGCAGTTGATAACATCTGACCAGATTCTACGATCATTTTAGGGACGTGTTTGTCGCATAGCATTCTTGCGGCCTCACGTGGATCTTTATCTAGTACAAATATATTCATTAGTGTATTTGTTTTGTTTCGTCTTCATTAGTATATGATACACCATCAAGCACGGAAAGTAAAGAGTCTAAATCAGAATTTAGTTGAGAAAGTTTTTCTTCCATAAACTTTAACTGTGCTGATTGCTTTTTCTGTATCTTAGTAATGTCTTCTAAGATCGTATCTAACGTTTTCATCAATTGATCCATAATGTCTCCTACTTATAAAATATATGGTTATTAATTTGGACAGTCTCGTTCAATGTTTCTGCCCAATATGGGTAAATATAATCTGCATGGTAATGTGTAGCACCTTCAGTAATGTCGGGATATTTACCCATCAAAACTTTCGATGCAATTTGATAAGATGTTAACCATGTTTTAGTATCTAATGGTTCATCTGATCTGCCATCACAATACCAACTGAACTGACACATACCCAACACTGGTTGAGTCTTGCCTGTCCATGAAGTGTAATATTCTTTTGATTGATATACAACACCACAGATATCATCTGGGTAAGAACTATGATCAATACGATTTAATACTACTTGAGCAACGGCAACTTTACCAGCAAGTGGTTGATTACCTGCTTCGAAGTAAATGTTCTTAGCAAGACATATTGCTTCACCATTCTCATCGAATGCATATAACTTATTTGCACTTAGACCAAATGCCATACCAAGAATTATTCCTAGTACCAGATATAGATATCTTATTCTGATCAGTTGTGTTTCGTTTCTACTACCTTTAAAAAATGTCATTGCTTTTTCTCCCATGGTAATGGTATATGTTTACCTCGTTTTTCTTCTTCTATAATATGTGCACTCATGTATACCATTATTCCCATCAGTGCTAAGAAGAGAACTCCTATAAAATTAATAACCACTTGTAGTATGTGCATAAGCATCTGGACATTCTGTTTTGCCACAGACACATGCATCTCCTGTTGTATCATCTAAACTATCAAGAGCGGCGTCAACATGTGCCTGCTCACCCTCTGTTAGATTATTATAATTTTTGATTGCATCATCTATCCAATTGTATTTCATATTGTACTCCTTTGATCTTGCCATATGGGTTCTTTACCACCCATACAAAATACTTCGAGAATGGACTTCTGTTCTCCAGTCTCACCATTTGTGAGCATCTCTGTCTCACCACACGGACGACAGAACTCAATCCACTGATCACCTAAAACTAGATGATTAGTGCCTGTCTCTGGGCGCCTCGTATCACATACTACACATAAATCTGCCATATCTTTCTCCTATCTTAAATATGTTGGTCCGTAAATTAACATTGAATTTGGGTCGATTGGATATCCGTCAAACAGATTTCCTCTTGCCTTGTTAAGAGCAGGTTTAGACCACCCTGCCGCTTTCAACACATCACCAATTTTAAACTTGTCATTAGACACGTTGATGAAACCCCAAACACTTGTACCGTATTCATTACCATGTTCACTTTTAATTATCTTGATATACTTACTGCCTTTCTTCCAGTAGTAATAAGTGTTATCAGCATGAGACCACCTGATCTTCATTGCACTTTCTAAATTCTTACACAAATCAGCAATGTGCATATCTAACTCTTGCTCTAAGTTAACTTCGTTTACTAGTTCTGATAATTTCATATAATTTCTCCTATAACTATTAGTACTAAAAATGCTACTAGAGGTTGAATGAAATCAGCATCGAGTAACCCGTTTTTTATTAAGTAAGTTTTTATCATGTTTATAGTATACAAAAAAGTGAGGGTCACTGTCAACCTTTTTGTGAATGATTTTCTAGATACTCTAACATTGCTTTACGTTCGTCTTTTGTTAGATCAGATAATGATTGCACCCTAGACCAAGTAGTACCATACGTAGTAAGTTTATTACCACACATTACTGCTTGATTCCACATGTAATCATCTTTTGGAAATAGTTTATTTGATTCGCAAAGAGAGATCATATTGCGACCAATCTCTACAAGTTTTGCAACTTCTGGCGACATGCCATAGTAATTTGACTTCATTGTTATTCTCCCGAATAGTTAATATGAAGCACAGTATACTAAAAAGTTGGGGTCAAAGTCAAATGCTTTTTTGAATTAAATTTAATTTATCGATTTGCTTTTGTATCATCTCTGATCGATTCGGCCAATAAATGTAATCTTTATCTGAATCTTTCATGAGATTTTCTAGCAACGGTCGAATGAAGTTGTCCATCTGTTCAATTACTTCATTAGCAGTAGTAGTTTTTTCTACTATCTTTGTATC